GAAGTGATAGCCACAATTCTCGACCCTGATGACATAGTGAGTTTATGATGAATGAACAAGAAAATGCACAACAAATTCAGCCAGAAGCTGATGATGTTGAAGTAGAGGTAGTAGAACAGGACGCAGTAGAGACATCTCCAGACGATGAGTTAGAGAACTATACTAAATCGGTTTCTAAAAGAATAAATAAGTTAAATGAACGCAATAGAGTGGCTGAAGAAAAAGCAGCCAGACTAGAGCAAATGTTGGCACAAAAAGAACAAGAGACTAATTATTATTCTCAGGAAAGAGTGCAAACACAGGCAGCATTATTGCAAAAAGAACAAGAAGCTATTGATGCAAAGGAAATGCAAGCCAATGAGTTGTATAAAAAAGCCGTAGAGTCTGCTGATGCAGATTTGATGTCTAAAGCTGATTCTTTAAAAAGCGATATAAGCATACAAAAAGAAAAAGTTAGAATGGCTCAAGCTCAAGCTCAACAAGCTAACTTTCAAAACCCACAGCCTGTAGCACAACAACAAGAATATGTGCAACAAGAACAAGAAGTAAAGCCCACACAACAGGCTACAAACTGGCATGAAAACAATTCTTGGTATGGTGATCAAAGTGACGAAGCTAATGTACAAGCAACGCAATTTGCTTACTTTACCCATTACAATTTAATTAACGAAGGTTATGACGCTGATTCAGACGAATATTACGATGAGCTAAATAACCGAGTTTACAAAGTTTACCCTGATTTACAGGGCAAAAGTGTCGAGAAAAGTGAAGGCAAACCCTCTGTGCAAAGAGTTGCTTCCGCTTCCGTAGGAAGTCGACAAAAAACACAAGGCAAGAAGAACGGTGTGACTTTTTCTAAACAAGAAGTTGAACGTCTTAGAGGATTGAAACCACATAATATGTCGGAAGACGCATGGTTAAAATCTGTTGCTAAAGAGAAACAAAAAATTTCACTAAGAGAGGCTAAATAAGATGACTAACGAAGTAGAACAAGAAACCACAACCAGAAAATCTCGTGAATCCGAAACTCACGCTAAAGAATCGAGAAGAACCCCATGGCGACCAGTAAGAAAACTAGAAACACCTCAAGCACCTGAAGGATATGAATATCGTTGGATAAGAGAATCAATGATGGGGCAAGAGGATAGAGCCAATGTAAGTAGAAGAATTCGTGAGGGTTGGGAACTTGTAAAAGGAACTGACTTACCTCAAGAATTTGAACTGCCTACTATGGATTCTGGTAGACACGCTGGCGTAGTATATAACGAAGGACTACTCTTAGCGAAGATTCCTCTTGAAACCATAGCTGAACGTAATGCTTATTACCAAGGCAAAAACCAACAAGCAAAAGAAGCGTTAGACAATAATATGTTTAATGAGTCTTCAAAAGATGGCAGGTATGTCAAGTATGACTCGCAAAGAAAGTCTAATGTTACTTTTGGGAAAAAGTAACTTAATATAAATAGGTAAAAAATTATGGCTAATAAAGATGCCCCATTTGGATTAAAACCTGTTCGTATGAATGGCGGAGCACCTTATTCTGGAGGACAATCCAGATATAGGATAGCTAGTGGAGCTACAACACCAATTTTTAATGGCGATTTAGTTACGCAATTAACAGCTGGAGTTTTAGGTAGACACGCTGCCACTGGTACTGTTCCTGTTGTCGGAGTGTTTAACGGAGTCAGTTACACTGACCCCACAACAGGCGAACAAGTTTTTAAAAATTACTATCCCGGTAGCATAGCTGCTTCCGATATAGTAGCTAACGTGATTGATGACAGTAATGTTGTTTTTGAAGTACAAGCAGACGCTGCTTTTCCAGTAGCTGACTTGTTTGGAAATTTTGACATTGTTGAAAACTCTCCTGTTGGCGATACAGCCTCTGGACGTTCTAATGTAGAACTAGATGTAACAACTGGCGGAACCGCCACTACGTTGCCTCTAAAAGCATTAGATATTTCACAGGACCCTGATAACTCGGACGTAGCGTCCGCCAACACCAACGTCTATTGCACGATTTGTAATCATGTCAATGGAGTTAAAGGTGCTGGTTTAGCATAAGGTAAATAACAATGGCAATATCAAGAGCTCAACTCGCTAAAGAGTTAGAACCCGGATTAAACAGCCTCTTTGGCTTATCTTATGATGAGTACAACAATGAGTACGAGGATATTTTCTCTATAGAAGATTCCAACCGTGCCTTTGAAGAAGAGGTGTTGATAACTGGATTTGGTTCAGCACCAACAAAAACTGAAGGTCAAGGCGTTAGTTTCGACAACGCATCTGAAAGTTACAGTGCACGTTATACCCACGATACAGTGGCATTAGCGTTTGCGTTAACTGAAGAAGCGGTTGAAGATAACCTCTATGACTCTTTAGGTAAAAGATACGTTAAAGCATTAGCAAAATCTATGGCTAACACCAAAGAAGTTAAAGGTGCAGACGTATTAAACAACGCTTTCTCATCCAGTTTTACTGGCGGAGATGGTAAATCTCTAATAGCAACTGATCACCCACTTTCTGGTGGTGGAACAGCTGCCAACAGAGCTACATCAATGGCTGATTTGAACGAAACTTCATTAGAAGATGCGTTAATCGACATAGGCGGTTTCACGGATGACAGAGGATTGACAATTTCTGTACAAGCATCAAAAATGATAGTTCCTAGTGAACTTGTTTTTGTAGCTGACAGAATTTTAAATTCTCAGTTGAGAGTTGGAACTTCAGACAATGACCTGAACGCTATTAAGAACACTGGTGTTCTTTCTGGTGGTTACTCAGTAAACCATTATCTGACAGACCCAGATGCTTTCTTCATCTTAACCTCTGTAACTGATCAAGGCGATGGTCTAAAAATGTTCCAAAGAAGTGGTATGGAAACTTCTATGGAACCTGACTTTTCGACTGGAAACATCAGATACAAAGCTCGTGAAAGGTATTCATTTGGTTTCTCCGATTGGAGAGGAATCTATGGATCGCAAGGTGCATAACTAGAACGATTAGAAATAGCGTTTATAACTCAACTATTTCAAAGAAAGGGCAACTTCGGTTGCCTTTTTTTTTGGTCTAAACAATTTGCACTATATGATTGCAAAGAGTATGATTTTACTACTAGGATTTTTTTAATTTTTGTTTTATCAACTGACCTAGCAGACAAGCCGAGATGATAAGACTTATTTCCGAAGGAGGAAATTATGGCAAATTCGACATTCAGTGGACCAGTTAGGTCTGAAGGTGGTTTTGAACAAATCACAGTAGCAGCATCAACAGGTGTTGTAACAACAAACCTTGATATTTCATCAGCAGGTGCAATCACTACTTCAAGTACAATTAATGCAAAACGAGTAGTAGATACTACTTTTAATGCGGCAGGAGCAGCGTCAGCTACTTTAACAGCAGCCCAGTCAGGAACTTTGTTTTTGATTAACGGTGCAGCAGCTAATGTAATTACTTTACCAGCATTGTCTACAGATAACGTAGGAGTTCATTATGACTTTCAACTTACAGTAGCAGTTGGTGGAAGTGTAACAACTACTTTTGTACTTCCGGGTTCAGCTGTTTCCGACTTTCAAGCAATGCTTAGCTTAGTTGCTGGAACAGCAGCTAACGCAGTAAGTGACGTAGCAGGAGATACTTTAACTCTACCAAACTCAACGGTTGCAAATGCTAGAGTTTCTATGACTTGTGTTTCAGATGATGGAACAAACTCTAAATGGATGACAACTGCTCTATCAACTCCAATTGCTACAGTAGCATAATAGGAGTAACTTATGGCAACTAGACTAACAGGCTCAGATGTCACAGCAGTCTTTATAACTGCCGATGCTCAAGCTTTAGATGCTGATGGAATATCAGCAGCAGCAGCCGTAGGCAATAACGCAGCACTTACTATAGGTGGTGCGTTAGCTGATGGTGGCTCTGTCACCAATGTTGGCGGAAGGATTGTTACAATCCTTTCTGCTGGCAATGATTCTGCTATCTCATTTACTGTTGTTGGAACAGACGTTAGTGGTGATGCACTGACAGAATCTATAACAGGTGCTAACGCTGGCACAGCTACAGGTTCTTCTTATTTTAGAACCATAACTTCGATAACAGCAGTGGGTAATCCAGCTGGTAATGTTTCTGCTGGTATTAACACAGCAGTTGCAGATGTAATTTTTGCAGGTAGGTCAAGATTGCAAGGTGTTAATGTGGTTTGTTCTGGAACAGCTGGCAATATAGACTTTTTAAATACCTCTACATCTGGAAGTAGTTTATTCAAATTAGGGTGCGTGGCTTCTGCTACATCAACCAGAGATATAACTATTCCAGACAACGGATTGGTGTTTTCTGATGGAGTGTATATTAATTACACCACAGCAACCTTTACATCCATGACTGCTTTTCATGCTTAAAGGTGGCTAAAGACCCTAGATTAGCAAGAGCTGGTGTTTCTGGTTTTAATAAAGCCAAGAGAACACCATCTCATGCCACTAAATCTCATGTAGTTGTTGCCAAAGAGGGCAACAAGATAAAAACCATTAGGTTTGGTCAACAAGGTGTGACTACTGCTGGCAAACCAAAAAAGGGTGAATCAGCCAAACAAAAAGCAAGAAGAAAATCATTTAAAGCAAGGCACGGAAAAAACATAGCTAAAGGCAAAATGTCAGCCGCTTATTGGGCAAATAAAGTAAAATGGTAGAAAAATTATGGCAATAGGTAGAGCACAAGGATCAAAAGGTTTGTATGCAAACATACACGCTAAAAGAAAAAGAATTAAAAGACAGAAAGCTGCTGGTCAAACGCCCGAAAGGATGCGTTCAGTAGGTTCCAAAGGTGCACCAACAGGAGGAGCTTTTAAGCAAGCAAAAAAAACTGCTAAAAAAGTAGCTGTTGGTGGTATTATAAAATCAAACAACATGGGTTTGTTTGGTAGAAAATAGGAGGGCAATATGCCACAAGGTAAAGGAACGTATGGTTCAAAGAAAGGAAGACCACCTAAAAAAATGATGCATGGTGGATCGGTTGATATGCCTAAAATGATGGCTCGTGGAGGCAAAGTAGTACAAGCTGAGAGAAAAGCTATGGGCGGAGCGATGTCGGTTGGTTCTGAGGTTTACAAAAAAAGTAAATAACAACAATGGCAACATCCAGCAGTAAAGATTTTGAACCTGATGTAGCTGAGTACATTGAAGAGGCTTACGAGCGTTGTGGTATAGAGCTTCGTACAGGTTACGATCTTAAAAGTGCCTCCAGAAGCCTTAACATTATGTTGGCTGAATGGGCTAACAGAGGTCTTAACCAGTGGACTATTGCAGAAAAGACAGTTCCTATGGTTGCTTCCACCACGACATACAATGTTGACAGCACCAATGCTACTGCCCCTATTGATGTTTTAGATGCTTTTATAAGAGAAACAACAAACAGCGAAACCACTGACATACCATTGAGTCGTTTAAGTAGATCAGAGTATGCACACATAACCAAGAAAGGTTCGACTGGCAAACCTAATCAGTTTTTTATCAACAAACAATTAACACCGACTATCTCGGTTTATCCAACACCAGACGTTTCTAGCACTTACACGATACACATGAACGTACTTACCAGAATGGATGATGCCGACTTGGCTACCAACACAATGGACATGCCCTTTAGGTTTTATCCTTGCTTGACTGCTGGACTGGCTTATTACATATCCATGAAGAAAGCACCACAACTTACTGGTCAGCTTAAAGCTATCTATGAAGAAGAGTTTGACAGGGCTTTATCCACCGATGAAGACAGAACGTCTTTTAAAATAGCTCCCAATTTAAACAATTACAACAACGCATAATGGCTTTTGCATCTAACAAAAACGCTTATGGTATTTGCGATATAACAGGTTTTCGTTATAAAAGAAAAGACATGAAAAAAACTTGGGACGGTCTGATAGTAGGACCCGATCAATGGGATGCTAAACATCCACAATTACAACCCAGTGCACCGCCTTCAGAACCAGAAGCAATTAAAGACGCAAGACCCGACACAAATGACACCAATAATATTTTTATGGTTTATAGTAATGTTGGAAGTGGTAAACTCGGTGCAGAGTTAACTTCTTTTGAACTGGCGACAAGTATAGGAACGGTTACAATAACAACATGAGTTTTACACTAGCAACATTAAAAACAGCGGTTCAAGATTACTTACAAGTTTCTGAAACTACTTTTACTACACAACTTCCTACCTTTATTAAAGAAGCCGAAAACCGTGTGCTCAATATGGTACAGCTCCCAAACCAAAGAAAAAATGTACAAGCAACTCTTACTACAGACAATAGATTCTTAGCAACGCCTACGGATTTTTATGCACCCTTTAGTCTTGCTGTTATAAAAACCAACTCTTACGATTATTTAGATTTTAAACACGCTTCTTTTATAAAAGAGTATTCTCCAAGCTCAACAACTACTGGACAGCCTAAGTATTATTCTCAATTTGATGATACTTCTTTTGAGCTTGCTCCGATTCCTGATGAAGCATATACTATTGAATTACATTATTTGTATAAACCAGCCTCGTTAACGAGTGGTAGTGACAGCGGTACAACAGTGTTAAGTTCTGATTATCCAGATGCTTTACTCTATGGTACTTTGGTTGAAGGAGCAATCTTTCTGAAAGAACCCCCCGATGTCATTGGTCAATTTGAGGCTAGATTTAAGGAGGCAGTAGGAAGGATGAAAAATCTATCAGAAGGTCGTGGCACACGAGATGAATATAGATACGATCAGTTTCGCACTGGCGTATCGTAGTGCCCCCCATAAAATCATTAAAGGGCAAGAAAATTGCTCTGATAGGTCTAGGCGTATCACAAGTTGACTTTGCTATAGGTTTAGAAAACGGCAGAACTTGGGACGAAGTTTGGACTATTAATTCAGCAGCCGCTGTTTACCAAACAGACAGAATGTTTATGTTAGACCCAGCAAGTCGTTTTTTTGACAGCGATGATGCTGGTAAACAAACCACTGTTTTGACCAGAATACTGCCAGATGCCAAATACCCTGTTTACACCTGTGAGCTTGATAAAAGAGTGCCATCAGCTGAGGTTTATCCTATAGAAGAGGTTTGTAACGCTACAGGTTGTGCTTATCTCAATAACACAGTGGCTTATGCCATAGCGTTTGCTTTGTGGAATGAAGTGGCTTCTATTGATTTGTATGGCATAGATTTTTCTTACAAAGAAAACATGCACTTTGCAGAAGCAGGTAGGGCTTGTGTGGAGTTTTGGATTTGTAAGTGCATGGATGCGGACATAATGGTAGGCATTAGCTCACGATCTACAGTATTGGATTCAAACGTAGTAGCAACCGATAGGTTGTATGGTTTTCACAGACTGGACAAACCATTGGTGGCTGTGCCACACGAAGGAAAGTGGATCATAGGACCTTACGAAACCATAGACGACAAGTTGTCTGAACATGGTTTAATATTAGACAGAGATGAGGAGCCACCAGAGCCATACAAAGGATGACCGATAGTTTTATACAATTAGGACAAGTGGGTGTTCACACAACTCAAAACAAAGGTCACGACCCTGAGTTTTGGGCAGAACAAGCCACAAAGAAAATATGTGAAATTTCTATGGATGCACCTGAGCATGTCAAACAACAAGCTATGGCTTTTCAAAACCAAGTTTATACTGTAATCTTACATAGTATTAAGAACGCAATAAATTCTAAAAATGTGACGTATGTGAATTTATTAAGGCAACAAGGTCATGATGACATGGCTAAGATAATTAAGGAGCTTTAAGAAATGGCAATAACATCAGCAATAGCAACAAGTTTTAAACAAGAAATACTTGTAGAAGGTCACAATTTAACTAACGGAGCTGACTCGATTAAGTTAGCTTTATACACATCATCAGCAACGATGGGAGCTGGTACTACTGCGTATTCAACCGCACAAGAAGTAACTGGTACTAACTATACTGCCGCTGGTGCGGCTTTAACAAACGTAACTCCAACAACATCAGGTACCACAGCTATAGTAGACTTTGCTGATTTAACCTTTGGTACAGCTACTGTGACCGCTAGGGGTTGTTTGATCTATAACTCAACTAACTCTAATAAAGCGATAGCTGCTATCGATTTTGGAGGAGACAAAACAAGCACCGCTGGAGACTTTACAGTCGTTTTTCCAGCAGCCAGTGCAACTGCTGCCATTATAAGAATAGCTTAAATTAATTTTAGTAATGGTAGAGCTTAGAAATGCCACTCACAAAATTTAGTTTTAAACCGGGCATAAACAAGGAAGAAACCGATTATTCTAATGAGAATGGTTGGGTAGACGGCAATTTAATACGGTTTAGAAAAGGCAACGTAGAAAAAATCGGTGGTTGGGCAAAAAGAAGTACAAACATTTTTTTTGATACAGCCAGAGCATTGCACAGTTGGATTTCTTTAGGTGGTTCGCGTTATTTAGGTCTAGGCACAACTTCTAAATATTACATAGACAATGGCGGTAGTTACAACGACATTACCCCTATAAGAGCCACCACAACAAATGGCATAGTTTTTTCAGCTACCGATGGCTCATCATTAATAACAGCCACAGACTCAAGCCACGGAGCAGTAGTGGGTGATTGGGTTACTTTGGCTGGTGCTGTGTCACTGGGCGGTTTAGTAACAGCTGCTGTATTAAACCAAGAATATCAAATCAATGGCGTTGCATCTGCAAACACATTTACTTTTACGGCTAAAGACACCGCTGGAGATACGGTAACAGCCAATAGTAGCGACAGTGGTAATGGTGGTTCAGCAGCTGATGCTGTTTACCAAATTAATTCTGGACTGGATATTTATGTACAAGCAGCTGGTTGGAGTTCTGGAACTTGGGGTGCAAGCACTTATGGATCAACAAGTGCATTATCAGCCAACGGTCAGTTAAGATTGTGGACACATGACAATTTTGGTGAAAATTTAATCATTAATCCAAGAGGTGGAAGCATTTATAGGTGGGTTGAAGACAATGGTTTGTCTACCAGAGCTGTAGCTCTGTCTACTACTTCTGGTGCTAACTTAGTACCTACTGTTGGTTTGCAAGTCATAACATCAGAAACTGACAGGCATCTTGTAGTATTAGGAGCTGATCCTATATCTGGCAGTGCCAGAACTGGTGCCGTAGACCCCATGCTTATAGCTTTTAGTGATTCAGAAAATGAATTGGAGTTTGAACCCTTGTCCACTAATTCAGCTGGTTCTTTGCGTTTATCAAGCGGTTCTTTAATTGTGGGTGGTCTAAAATCAAGACAAGAATTATTAATTTGGACTGATACAAGTTTGTACAGCATGACGTTTATAGGACCTCCATTAATATTTGCTGTCAATTTAATAAACGAAGGTGCTGGATTGATAGGACCTAAAGCCACAGTAAACGCACCCAACGGTGTTTATTTCATGTCAAAAAGTGGTTTTTACTTTTACAACGGCTCTGTACAAAAGTTGCCTTGTTCGGTACAAGATTATGTTTTTTCAGACTTAAATTTATCACAAGCCTACAAATGTCACCTCGCTCTAAACAGTGAGTTTTCTGAAGTTTGGTTCTTTTATCCTTCTCTTGAAGACGACACTAACGAAATATCTCGTTACGTCATATACAACTACGAAGAACAATCTTGGTCGATTGGATCGTTGGTTAGATACGCTTGGTTAGATGCTGGCATTGAAAACAAACCAATCGCTTCTGGCACAAGTGCTTCTACAAGTTACCTTTACACACACGAAAGTGGTTTTAATAATGATCTGAGTGCAATGGATGGTGTATTTATAGAGTCAGCGGACATAGACATAGCAGACGGTGAAAACTTTGCTTTTGTCAAAAAAGTCATACCAGACGTTTTATTTGCAACACAAACAGGAACATCACCTACACCAGCAATGAACATAGTTGTCAAAAGCAGAGACTTTAATGGCGATTCTTTAACTACAAACTCAACCACACAGGTTACAAGCACTTCTACTTTTTCTAGTTTGAGAGCCAGAAGCAGACAGTTAGTGCTTAGATTTGAGTCAGACGATGACAATGAGAATGATAGAAAAGACTATAAGTGGAGATTGGGAGCAACACGTTTAGACGTGCAACCTTCAGGTAGAAGATAATGGGTAAATTACTAGAAACCAGATTGCCCATAGCACAAGGCGATATGGTGTCTATAGACACTTTTAACCGCTTGGTTCGCATCATGGAATTAAATTTAGGTAGGTTTGATACCACAGCTACCCCTCAATACACAGACGCAGAGCGTAATGCTGCTCTTTTTTCTGCTGGTGACGTTATCTGGAACACCACAACGGAAGAGTTGCAAGTGTACGATGGAGATGCTTGGGTAAACTTAACAGAAGGTCCACAATTTGGCTTAGAAGCTAAGGCTTCAGTAGGGGCTGTTACAGTAACCCTAGATGGAAATGTAACGGTAAACATAACAGGTCCGACCTATGGTTGGGGTATAGAAAAATGGTACACATGACATTATTAAAGTTGGTGCTACAATAAGCACAGATTCAGTTAAGATATGAAAAGGTAAGATTATGGCAATGAGCGAAGAACTACAAAGAAGAATAAGAAACCTGACAGGTGAAACCAAAGGTGCTATCTCTAACAAAGAAATGGAACTGTTTGAACGTCTGGCACCTAATTTCATAACTTTAACAAACGGTTCTGATACTAAAACATTTAAAGATAATGACCCAAATATTAATGCTTTAATAAACCAAGGATATTATGTGTCTGAAACTCCAAGCGTAATGGACACGGTAAGCGACACCAAAGGTGCTGTCTCTAACAAAGAATTAGAAAAATTTTTAAGCTCTAGCCCCTCTAATGTAATGGAAGCAACCAGATACGACACGTCAATACCTGAAGTGGTTGCATACGGCAGTATGGAAGATTCTCCAGAAACCATAGCACAAAGAGCACAAGACCAAGAATTAAGAGCCTATCAAGAACGAGTTAGAACCGCACCAAGCATGGCTCCAATGAATCCCATGAGAGATCAAATGGAAGCGGTTGCTCCAGACATGAGAACCGATCAAAAAATGATTGAGTTGCAAGAAGCTATAAACGAGTTGCAACAACAAAAGTTAATGACCGATGATCCAGAAGAAATAGAAGCATTAGATCGCATGATTGAAACAGCTACTACGAAAGCATTAGCACCACAAGCTGAACTTATAGAAGAGTTGTCACAAACCGCTGGCGAAGACAACATGATGGCTCACGTTAGGTCGGGTGACTTAAACATTTCCAGAGAGATGTTAGAAAACAACCCACAACTTGAAGACGCTATAGAAAGAGCAGCTTTAGAAAAAGGCATAGACCCAGAGTCCATGGTGTTCGGAGCTGGTATAGCGAGTCTAAATGCTTACACAGGAGCCGAAGAACACGGTTTCTTAAAGAAATTAGGCAAAGGACTTAAAAAAATAGCCAAGGTAGTTGCACCAATAGCTATGTTTGTACCCGGTGTAGGTACAGCACTGGGCGGTGTATTGGGTGGTATAGGTGGATTGGCTACAAAAATACCGGGAATTGGTGGTGCTCTTGGAAGTATTGGAAGTACGGTTGCTAAAGGCATAGCTAAGTTAGGCATACCGGGCATCTCATCAATAGCTGGTGGAACAACTGGTGGTTTTGGTAATGTTCTTACTGGACTAGGAAATCCATTAAAGGGTGGAATGTTTGGGAAAACAGGCTCAATGTATTACGGAGGACCAGAAGCTGGAAAGGGCATAGGCAATTTATTGGGTATGGGCAGTGGAACACCAGCTCAAGTTGCACAACAACAATTATCAAGCATGACACCAGAACAAATGGCAGCAAACCCATCGATAGTCGAGCAATTAAAACAGGCGGCTACAAGTGGTATCAGTAATGCTTTTTCCATGAGAAACGCAGACGGTGGATTAAGTGGCATGGGCATGTTGGGCATAGGAGCTTTATCTGCTGGACTCGGTAAGTTGGCTTACGAAGACACTAAAAAAGACAAAGGCGTACAGTTAACACCTTTAAACACAATGAACGCAACTGGTCGATACAACATAGAGGCTGAAATAGCCAGAAGAATGGGTCAACAAGCACCCAACCCTGTTGAGTTTGGTTTGTTACCAGCTAACACAATGCCACAACTGAGTGGTGGTCAACCAAGACCACAAGAACCAGTCATGGCAGCAGCTATGGGTGGTGAAGTAATGAACTACCAAGACGGTGGTTCTGCACAATACCCCAACGAAGGCTTGGCTTCATTGGCTAAAGTAGCACCAGAAGCTGTCAGAGCTATGGGTTACAACATGGGTGGACAGGCAATGATTCCAATGGCTTACGCTGAAGGCGGTAACGTAGCCATGGAAGACTTTAACAGAATGAACGGAAGAATAAATGGCGAAGGAACAGAAACCAGTGATGACATACCAGCGATGTTATCCGATGGTGAGTTTGTAATGACAGGTCAAGCTGTCAGAGGTGCTGGTTCTTACGCAATGAACAACGATGGTGGTATATTGACGTTAAGTCCGTCTGGCAGTCCTGACAGAGAGGCTGGTACCAATACTATGTATCAACTAATGGAGGCTTTCAGCGGTCAAGCAAGACCAGCTTAGAGAAACAATATGTCATTTAACATGGATAGATTTAGATTTCCACCCATTCCTAAATTTCAAACAGGTTTAGGAGGTTTTCCACAACTGCCACGCACACAAGTTGTGCCTCAAGCAGCGAAGCCGTTTCAGTTGCCACAAGGCATCGCTGGTTTAAACACAGAACAACAATTTACATTACCCAATGGAAAAACCATTGACTTAGCACAGATACAAGCCAATTTAGCTGGTTTACAACTACCAACACTAGCAGATACAACTCAAGAAGTTCCTCCAACATTGAATGCTAGAGGAGAGCCTTTAAGTGCTAGACAAATGGAAGAACACATTAGGTCAAGTAAACAAATGGCAAACGCTAGGGGTACTCGCGATCCCTTTCCTTTGCCAGCAGAAGAATACATCAGGGCAAATCAAAACTTTACACCAGAACCAGCCGTAGAAACCCCATCTCCATTAGCTCCACAATTAGCTCCACCACCACCAACAGTTGCACCATCTCCAGTGGCTCCAACAACAGGACTGGCTCCTAGTAGAAGACGTGCACCAACAACTGGATTGCCAATCCCAGCACCAATAGCTTCACCAATAGCTTCACCAATATTACCAACTCCAGCACCAATAGCTTCACCAATAGCTTCACCAATAGCTTCACCTGTATTACCAACACCAGCACCAATACGTTCGGGAGATGCAACACAGACAAACCCAGACGGAACTCCTTACGCTACAACAGGTCAAGAGCAACAGGAGACTTTAAAACGTATTATTCGTGAACAAGGATTAGCAACACCAGCTCCAGCTTCAATAGCTTCTCCACCACCACCAGTATTTAATGAAAATATTTTTGATGTAGGACGAAATACAATAGGACAGCAACCATTTGTAGCTCCACCACCTGTAGCAACACCTCCAGTAGCAGCACCTCCAATAGCAACACCACCACCAGTAGCAACACCAGCTATAACACCACCAGCATTTGACTTTAATGAAATGGCTACAGGAGCGGGTTTTATGGATTTTTATAACCGCCAAGTAGA